GTGACTCCATCGACGTAGTTCAGCTCTGTTGTCGTTAGTGTTGCTCCATCTAAAATCTGGACTTCTGCATCAGTTAAAAGAGCCAAACTATTGGCAGTAGCTGCCGCCATTCCAGCCAAAGTGGTTAGCTGCGCGTCGCTCGTTTGTTTTCCGTCTAGTTGAGTTTGTATGTTAGATGTAACCCCATCAACGTAATTAAGCTCAGCTGCTGTTACCGTTGCTCCGTCAAGAATGGCTACCTCTGCTGAAGTTAGTGCCGCCAAACTGGTGGCAGTAGCTGCGGGCATGGCCGCAAGAGTGCTTAATTGAGGATCAGAAGCTTGCTTCCCATCAAGCTGTGTCTGAATGTCTGACGTGACTCCATCAACATAGTTCAACTCAGCTGTTGTTAGTGTTGCTCCGTGAAGAATATTGAGCTCTGCGGTAGTAACTGTCGCTCCATCTAGGACATCAACTTCTGTGTTGGTAAGTGCCGCCAAGCTAGTAGCGGTATCTGCAGACATAGTCGCAAGCGTGGTCAGCTGCGCGTCAGAAGCCTGTTTGGCATTGAGCTGTGTCTGAATGTTTGACGTAACGCCGTCAACGTAATTCAACTCAGTTGTTGTTACCGTTGCTCCATCTAAAATTGAAGCTTCTGCTGCGCTAAGTGCCGCCAAATTAGTGGCAGTGCCTGACGCCATCCCTGCCAAGATGGTCAATTCGGCATCACTTGCTTGCTTTGCATCAAGCTGAGTTTGAATACTAGATGTAACGCCGTCAACGTAATTCAACTCAGCTGTCGTTACCGTTGCTCCGTCTAAAATTGCAACTTCGGTACTTGTTAATGCAGCAAGAGCCGTTGCGGCTCCTGTTTGCATTCCTGAAAGAGCCGTTAAATCAGCGTCATAGGCTTGGACATTGCTTCCAATAGCAACGCCCAAAGCTGTCCTGGCAGCACCCGCAGTAATTGCTCCTGTTCCGCCGTCAGCAATAGCCAGTGTTCCGGTGATAGAACTCGCGCCTAGATCAACTGCTAATTCAGTCGATTCAATAACACAGCCGCCATTGGCTTTTAAGTCAACGCTGACAGCAGAACCCGTTACGTCGATTCCATCGCCAGCAGTTACGGAACTGCCAGAACCGCCAGAACTTACCCAAGCGCTACCGTTCCAAACCTTAAGCTCTGCTGGGCTAAGACTTGTATCAAGCCATTGCTCACCCGTAGAATTTCCGGTGCTGCCGCCAGTCGCTGGGCTTGCATTTGGGGCTGTTGTGCCAACATGCACAGGGCCTACTTTTACAAGGGCCGTACCAGCGGAGTCCTTGAAAAATAAACCGGGGCTCGCAACATTGGTATTGATCGCAATCTGACCATCAGCCAAGCTTGTGGTGGGACGCTTGCTGTCAATGTTGCTGCGGATGTGCTTATAGGTGGCCATGCCTTAACTCCTTTGCCGGACGGCGTTACCAGACCATTCTAGTATTGGCCTTCGTCTATCTCCACATCGTATTCAGCAATAATTTCAGTCAGATTTTTATATTGCACGTAATAGTCGGCATTGCTTACCTTGACCAGCAATTCACCGATCTTGCCGCCTTGCGGCAGGTATTCACCGTTATAAGTAAAGTTTGCCATTAATACGAGCCTTCATCAACAACCCCCACGGCCATTGCGCCCGTGCTGTTGTCAACAGTCACCTCAGTGCTTTCAAGCACAATTCCTTTAACTGCAAGCGTTGCGATTTGGGTTCGGCCCCACAGCGCGTCAATGGCTGCTCCGGCATCTGCAACACCAGTAAACGCAGGCGTTAAACCGGTGCCGTCATAAGTAACACTTCCTGCGTCAATGACGCTGATGCCTGCGCCAACAAGGTTGACGTGCGTCCAAGTCGTTCCAGATCCTGGACTTAAAATCCAGTCACCAACGTCCAGTGCAACAGCGGGCGCGGGATTTGTACCCGTTCCAGCAGTGGTAACAAGTAGATAAACACCAGAACTTGCCGAGGTTGGTGCGACTAACGCAGACCCAACAGTCAAACCAGCTTCTGAGCCGTAGTTATTTAGGCTTGCAATTGTGTTTGCGTTGGCGTCATACGTGCCACCAAAACGCAGGTTGGCTGCCGCTCCAAACTCGTTATTTAGCGGTAAATAATACCCCTCAGGTGGGTCAACTTGACCGACCCAAACATAAGCTGTCCGGTCTGTGGGGTTGACCCAAAGCTGGCCCGCAAATTCTGGCGTTGGCTGGCTACTGCTGATCTTCGCAATTCCGTAATCAGCAAGCTGCGCTGCCGTAACGCTGTTTGCAGCAAGGAATCCTGACCCAAACGTTCCACTGGTTATTTTCCCTGCATCAAGATCGGGAATATCTGATGCTTGTAGAGCACTGCCTGTGGTTACAACACCTTTAGCGTTGACAACAACTTTGGGATAAGTGCCAGCGGTTACGCCAGAGTTGCCCAACGCAAGCGCACCACTGACATCAACCGTTATGTCTGGGCCAGGTGCTTTTACACCGCCGACTGTGCTGCTAGTAGCAAGCGGGATTCCAGCAACTGGAACAACATCGGTGACGCTAATAATGCTGCCGTGCTCGTCGTATTCAATGCCGCGTTTTGTGGCAGCCGTAATTGAGTTAGCAATAGAAGCCGCACCAGCACCGTCAACAGCTAACCCGCCAGCCGCAGGAACTGAAATGGCGCCGGGTGTGGTGGCCGTCGCAACAGGTAAGTCAGCTGACGGAATTGACCCTGTTGCTGCAGTGATCAGTCCCGTGCCGTCCCAAGTAATTCCGGCCTGCGTGCTAGCCGTGACGACATTTGCAATCCCAATGCTGCCGGTGCTTTGGTTTAAGCCTCGATCAGTGACGGTTCCCAAAGCTGTGTTTGGAACGGTACTGGCGCTCAGCTTTGCCCCGTTAATAAAATTGTTTATCTTGGCGTCAGTAACTGCGCCGTCTTGAATCTTGTCTGTTAATACGGAATCTGTGCCTAATTGACTGCTAGCAACTGTACCCGCTGTAAGTTTTCCGCCATCAAGTCCTGAGGCTAACTTGACATCTGTAATCGCGGAATCAATTACAGCTGCAGTGTCTACGCTGTTATCAGCTAGCTCCGAAGAGCCGATTGCATTTGCTGCAATTTGAGTGGCTGTGACAGAACCTGCATTAAGTTTTGCTCCATCAAGGTCAGTAATCTTAGCGTCGCCAATAGTTGCGTCAGTAATCTTGCTGCCGTTGATTCCTGATGCAAGCTTGGCGTTTGTAACAGCAGAATCTTGTATTGCTGCAGTGTCTACTGATAAATCGGCAAGTTCAGACGAACCAACACTACTTGCCGCTAATTCAGTTGCTGTAACTGAGTCCGCTGCAAGTTGCGTCGTGCCTACAGAATTTGCCGTTAATTTTGCGCCATCAAGGCCGATAATCTTGGCGTCACCGATTGAAGCGTCAGTTAGCTTGGCGCCGCTTATGCCTGAGACAAGCTTGACAGCCGTTATTGAATCATCAGCAATTTTTGCTCCGCTTATATCGGCTATTTTTACGTCTGAAATAGACCCATTAGTTAGCTTGGCTCCGTCAATTCCGCTTGCTAATTTAATGTCGGTTATGGCTGCGTCTTGAACGGTTGCAGTGCTTACCGATAGATCAATAAGTTCAGAGGACCCAACGCTGTTCGCCGTTAATTCAGTTGATGTAACTGAGTCCGCTGCAAGCTGCGCTGTATCTACGGAGTTAGCAGTTAATTTGCCTCCGTCAAGGCTGATAATTTTAGCGTCGCTAACGGTTGCGTCGGTGAGTTTGCTGCCGCTAATTCCTGAGGCTAGCTTGGCATCTGTAATTGCAGAATCAATTACAGCAGCAGTGTCTACTGATGCGTCGGAAAGTTCAGACAACCCAACACTGTTAGCCGCTAGCTCGACTGACGTGACTGAATTTGCTGCGAGCTGCGCTGTGTCTACGGAATCTGCAGTTAATTTTGCCCCATCGAGACCAGTAATCTTGGCGTCACTAACGGTTCCGTCAGTAAGTTTTGTTCCACTAATACCGGTCGCAATTTTTAAGTCTGTTACTGCTGCGGTTTGAATAGCAGCAGTATCTACAGACAAACTGGCAAGTTCAGATGCAGTAACACTGTTAGCTGCTAGCTGAGTAGAGGTTATTGATGCGGCAAGTATTTTGGCGCCATCAATATTGATGCCTATCTTAACGTTGGTGATTGCTCCGTCTACGACAGCAGCGGTATCAACAGCATTGTCAGCTAACTCTGTCGCCGTAACTGCGTCGGTTCCTAGCTGGTCTGCAGTAACAGTTCCGGTAAGTATCTTTGCGCCGTCTACGTCAACAATTTTTGCATCGCCAACCGACAATGCAAGAATTTTTGTGCCGTCAATGCCCCCGGCTAGCTTGATGTCGGTGATCGCTCCATCTTGAATAGCTGCCGTATCAACAGCTAAATTGGCCAGTTCACTACTGCCAATTGCGTTTGCCGCAATCTGGTCAGCTGTGACCGAATTTGCTACTAATTTCGTCCCAATCAGGCTGGTAATTTTGTCGCCTGAAATTGTGCCGTCAGGAATAAACGTGACGCCATAAGTCGATAAGTCTGCAACTGTTAGCTTCTTTGTCTCAGAAGCTGAGATGTCTGCTATTGCGATAGGGTCAGTGCCCTGCAGGTCAGAACCTGCTAATTGCGGCAGCCCGGAAATTTCTAGATCAGGCATTCAGGTTCTGTACTCGTACCACCAGTCTAAGGGCTGCTACTCGCTTTCTTCCTGTAGCAAAGCGCCGCTCTGATTGCTTTCCAACAGAATTTTGTTTGTGTCCTCTTGAAGGATGTAACTCAGTGATGAGTCTTGACGAAGCGTGATCAGGCCAGTCGTCACAAAATCAACCTCAGTTGTAATTGCTTCGGTAGGTTCGACAGACACTTGCACGCTACTAACGATGCAGTCACACTCGTACCAAACGGAGGACTCGTTTTGCTCGTTTTTGTAGATATAAAATTTGCCCCTGAATCTTGCACCTTGCTGCAGCCGAAGAACTAGACGCGCCAAATACACCGAAAACTCAAGCGTTTCAGAGGTGCCTGTTTGGTGCTCCCAGAAACAAGACATCCGGCCTTGTCCACTGATCAACCCGGCCTCATATTGGCTTTGAAATTCTTGGGATAAAGACGTGGTCTGCACTAGATCCCGGCTTGTGGTCATGTCGAAGCTCTTGACTTGAGCGACGCACTTAAACAGGTCGGTTCGTGTCGTTATTTTGATTGCTCTTGTAACGCTAGGCGCAACCAACGCCAATGCATTAGGAATGCCGCCTGCCAACGCAAAAGCAAAAGTGCTGTAAAGCCTTATGCCGCCAACTTCGTCAACGTGAACATAGCCTGTCCAGTCCGGGTAGCTATGGCCACTAACCAGTTCTAGTGTCGCGCCGTTGTCAACTGCAATCGTGATTAGGTCGCCAGTAATTAACGCCCCAAGCGCAAAATCTACGCTAAAGCGTTTGCGGCCCACATTGACATCAGACGGAGCCAGCTCACTGCGAAGCCCGCGACCTGTTTCAACACGTTGCAGCTCAACTTCACCCTCGTTGCCTAGGTAAACAGACATAGATCACAAGCTATTTTCAACGGCAGCGCCGTCAGCTTCAAAAGTGATGTCAACAGATACGACTTCGCCCACAGAGCAAGTCATGCTCGCGTTAGTGATGTAAGCCGGAATCGTGATGGTGCTCCCATCAACTTCAAGTTTAAAAGTCACCTGACTAGATTCGGCATTAACACCACTGCCCAATGCACTGCCTGTTTTCACGATCTTACCGATCAAAGTCGATGCTGTTGAGCTGCTGCCGTAGTAATGCAGGCTGCATGAGCCAGTAGTGGAACGGGTGCTGGGAATAACAGTCCTGTCAGTGTCAGAAAGTGACGTGGTATCCAAAACAGTCTGTGCAGTGGACCATGTCCAGTTTTTCACTTGCCCCACCAGCGTTACAGCGGTGGTCAATGAGCCATAATAAAGTTTTCCGTTGATGCCGCTAGAAAAGGCCATTGCGGGTAAAAGATCGTGTCTCTAGTCTAAACGCCATCGAGGAAAGCAGTAAAGGTGCAAGACACATCGCAGCGATTGCGGAATTTATAGGTGACTGTTGGCGGCTCCTTGAAGCGCCATTTCAACGGTGAGCCTTCTTTCATTCGTAACTGCATCCCGGTGCTAGCTGCGTCCATAGCTTTAGTGTTATTAAAATCCACGTAGTCCCATACACCATTTGCTTTTTCATAAACACCAATGATGGTGTCTGCCGCAGTGTCTTCAATGTTGGAAAACTGCAAAGTCAGCTCGGCATTGGAATTACGCGCGCCAAATTGAACAACAGTTGTAGACCCATTAAGCGATTGGAAAAACGTTTGCGGGTACGTCCCAGGTTTGTAAGACCTGGCAGACGGGCGAAGGTCTTCAGGCTTGAATGTAACTGGCATTAGGCAGCCCTCACCGTGAAGTGGTCATCATTGTTCCCCCAGTCTAAAGTTGCTAACGAACCACCTTCAGTTAGCGGAGCGACGCTCCCTGCTACTTCTACAAGCCCGTCTTCTGCATAGGTCAGGCTTTCCAGCTTGTAAACACGGGTCTGAGGGTTGTTCCACCTAGACACTGCAAAAATTGAGCCCCATAATGTACTGTTTGAAGTTTTTCCCTTTACGACCTGAAGCTGATCAGTGTTAAGCGCCTGTGTTCCAGGTTTCCAGTACTGCACTTCGTATGTATCATTATCTAAATCCAAACCGATAATATTACCTTCGCCGTCGATAGATCCGTTATTTAGGCGGCTACCAAGGTCTGTATCGGAATGGGTGACTGCAGAAGCAACCTGAAAATATTCGCCGGGTTCTAGTCCCATCGCCATCTGAGGAGTTGTTTGAAACTTGATGCCGTGATCCACCAGTTGGCGCGTCTTTAGTGCGTACTTGGCAAATGTTTCTGCGTGCTCTTGGCTCGTGCAGAATCCAGACATGTCAAATGTTTCTTCTGGGTCGTTATCGGGACTGCGGCTGCGGCTATCCTCATCTTTAGTAAGGGTCACAACAACTGTCCTAGTTTGAGGGAAGCCGTTTGTTGTTTCTTGACGCCATAGAACTGTTGCCTTGAATAACTGGCGCTCTTCTGGGGACAAAAAACTGACCTGCAGGTCTTTCATGTTGCCGTCAGTAAATAAAACTTTGGGCGAAATTGGCTTGGTTTTTTGTATCTGCCCTGAGGTTTCGAATGGCACGTCAGGGTACAGGCTAAACCGTCCGCCTTTGATCCTAAATTGCAATAAGCAGTAACCAGCGTTTTCGTAGATCCATTCTCTTATATTGACGCGCTCGCCAATTACGCCGTCCCAAAAGAAACTATTGGCTTGGCAAAACAGAGTAGCACTCCGCATTTCGTTGATATCTACCTGGCTCTCGCCTACAAGTTCGCCGACACCATACTCTGTATTTGTCAGTAGGTCGTAGGCAATTTCGGGCAACAAATTAGTTGCAGCCTCTTTGGAAGCGAAAAGCAACTTTTTAACTGAAATGCCCTGCTTGAAGTAGGCGGATAACTCGTTAAAGCTCGACCATTCTGTACCACTATTTAGCCTTATACCTGCGTATACGAGGTCACTGTATGCCGCAGCAGGATCAGTGTAAAGAATCTCATTTACGCTAACAATTTCATGCTCTGGTGCAGACTGGTTTGATAATTCCTCTGCGTCATAAACAACAAAGTCTTGATAAGCGTCCCCATATCGCAAGTTAACAGTTTCACCATTTACGCCGCCAACATTAACGTCCCCATATAGGTCGTAACCTCGGCCAATTGTGACACCGTACAATTCCCATTCTTTATTGGAACCTTCGTCGCGACGGAACAATTTCCTATAGCCGGTGTACCAAACTGAAAAACCATTATGCTCAAACACGTTTTGTTCAGGTTGCTTCCATGCATTGTCATAGGCTCCTGCTGCATCTAAAAAGTACATATAGCGCTCTTGTCCTGGAAAACCCCAGTACCTAGCAACAGCGGCTCCCGCCAACGGCGCTAGTTGATACTCATAAGCCTCAGTGCTTGTGTCCGGGTGGATAATACATATTTGGTTGTAAACAGCTTCTGGCGTCCGGCCTTCTACGACAAACCCTGTCCCTTCAGGTGTTATGTTAATCCAAGTAGTATCCCCCTGTTTGCGGTACAGCAAAGCAAAGAAAGATTGGCGTTTGTTGTAAATGTTGAGCTGCCCGAGAGTAATTGTTCCGTCTTTTTCCTCGTACCGGTCAATTGTCGCTTGGTTTGGTTGAGAATTGACGTTTGGAAATCCGTTAATTTTCCTGTAAACCGTTGATTTTATAGTCAGATCAGTTCTATTGCAGGCTCTGTTGTTGCTAATAGTTGCCACGGCAATCCGCTGAATTGATAGATTTTCAGGTTTTTCTTTTCGTTCTTCATCTCTTGTGTCAATTTGAGCATCTGTTGTCATCCTGAATACGGCTTTTACTTGGCGACCTGGAGCCCAAGGGCTACCTTCTTTATTGACCAACACGCCATAGCCAGTACCAATTAAGTATGTTTCTCCAACAATTAAATTGCTATCTGCATCAATACGCCCATTATTTGTAGCCTGCTGGATGTCTACAATTCCTCCAGCGCCGTAAGCTTGGTCATTGAATGTATTGGATGCTAGCACGTAGGTAACTTCACTACCCGCAGGCACATACTTATCGTCAGTCTTCCCTGGGCCATAAACGTAGCCATATCTAGGATAAGAATCGCGAATTTTTCTTTGTTTATCCCTGATGTCATCCTCTACGTCACCATCTATACTGTCGGGTTTGAGCAATAATTCATAATTTACTCTGTACCGGTTGCCGTTAGGCAAGCAAGCAAACGTACCAAACACAGCTTGAGTTGATGGCGTCCGCGCACCACTGAAATATTGGACTAAACCATTTGCCCACTTAAAAGCGAATGGATCAACTCCTTTGCTGGTGTCATACGGTGGTTCCATATCAGTTGGGTACGCATCATCATGGGAAAAACGTCCACCATTGTGGTTGTGTTTGAAGTACAGAGCTATCTTTCCAAGTGCATAGTCCGCTACCAATAAATCACCGATAGCGTAACCTTCAAAATCAGGGCGTCCCTCGACCGGGCCATGGCTAAATAGCATCAAAGCCCTGAGTTGT